GTACGTAATCGGCTAGCTTACTAGCATTGGCTCTCAGGTCTTGGTTCTCTAGGTCCAACTGACTCGCTCTAGCAGACTCGGTCCATAACTGACGATTGATAGCCCAAGCCTCTGGGGTATTAACCAACTTTACAACCGCCTCTACTGTTTCTTTAGGCAAGAAGTGTGATGGTCTACCAGTTATTGGAATAACCTTTTTATTACGGAGAGTTGTCCTGGTTTCTTGAGTAATACGCATAAAACTAAGACTGTAACTTTTAATCAAGTGATGGATGGTTGAACTATCTACATTCAGTAGTCGCGCAATTTCAGATAAGAACATACCATCCTGTCCGTTAATCCGTAGTATGATTGCCCGCTTACCGTTATCCAGTTCCTTGTACTTTACGTTTACTGCTGACATTGTTTGCTCCTTATTGTTAATAGCCGTCTTTATAGACCTTCGGTCGCCAAAGAGATGTTCATCATCTTGTTCAGTACCCATCTTTATACCAATTACCACCCTTGAGTTGGAAGCTACCTAAGCTAATCAATCTATGCCATTCTGGCGCAGTACACTTAGGACACTCTTTAACCTTAGCCTGGTACTCATCTCCTTCCTTCATGCTCTGTATCAATTCTAGCTCATGGCCACAAGTCTTACATTTATACCTATAAATAGGCACCCTCATTCTCCTTCTTTTTTTTCGTTTGATAACTTAAATGGATTGGGTTTTCCTGCTTGTTCAGCTAGTAGATTTGTTAAACTAGCTAATACTATTTTAATATCATTTAATTGGTCTGCAATTTCTTTTAAATTGCTGGCTTCTTTTCTCATGTATTATCCTCATCTTCCCAGACCATATTTTCTGGGTCGTCAGAACTAGAGAACTGTATTGAGAGTAGGTCCATAGAGTTTAACGGACTCTCGAAACGAACCACGTGGCCTTTTGGTTCAGTCACATCCATCTCCGGTTCTTCCTCGCCCATCACCTCGTCGAAGCAGGCCTCGCAGGTGCCGCTGATGAACAACTCCTTGTAGCCGAGGTCAGTGAAGACATTCTCCTCGCTGTAGGGATGCTTACAGCGCCAGCAGTTACCTCGTGGTAGATTGTACATCACAGACTCCTGATGAGTATTATTAGTACTACTACGCTAACCAGTACACCAAAGCTAAGGGAGAACAACAGGTAGGCTAGTGAAATCATACGTATACCTCGTACTGTAGGGTACTGAACGAACTGTCGCATACAGCCATAGGCCAATCTTCGAGCAGCTCTTCCAGGCTATCGTATTCTATACTATCGACAGCTTCATTGTCCAAGTTAATCAGGTGGCAGTAGAAAACTACTCGGTAGCTATTCATTATCCAACCCTCCTCGTAAGTTTAAGCTGTTCACGTTGCTTAGCTAGGAATCCGTTAACAGCGTTGAGTGCCTCACGTTCAGTAGCGAAAGATTTCTGGCGCATACCGTACTTATCATGCCAGAGAAGTACAAGCACTACGTCATTCTGACGCACGACCTCTGCCGACCAACCTATTAAGCTTACCATCACTTGTCTCCTGTATATCATTGGTGCCGTAGGCATACTATCGTCAGACTAGCGAAAAACTTGAGGGCTGTTTTGGGAATCCGCTTCGCGTCCAATCCTCTTTCAGAGTCCTCGAAGGTAACTGATTTGCGTCAGCTGGGGTAGTTCGTCGGGGGAGACCCCCTAGTAAACGCCCGTTTTTTCTATATTTTTTAACCAAAACTTAACTCTTTTCTCGAAATTCTAAAGAAACGGTTCGAACTTCCGATCTTCGCCTTGATTGGTCGGAGGGTTCTGGATGCGAGATAGGCGGGGACAGGAAAGAAGGGTCTGCCCTAATGAAAGGTGTAAGAACCATTCTGTCCCTAGTTTTGACTTCACAAAAGATGGCTTTTACCTTCGAAAGACGGGAAAAAAGGACCGAGTGCAAAGGTATAGGTGTAAGTCCTGCGGTAAAAGATTTCACGGGACATACGGGAGGCTCACCTATAGGCAGCGAAAGCCCGAGATAAATAAGCCCTTCGTTGAAGTATACCTATCTGGTGTAAGCCTAAGACGGACGGCACACATCCTAAAGGTAAACAGAAAGACCTTAGCAAGGCGAATACTAACCCAAGGGGCTATGGCCAGAAAAAGCCACGAAGATAGACTCTTAAAATCCGACGACTTTAAAGGACGGAACTATTCCTTCGACGATATGATTACAAAGGTCGGTAGCAAATACTTTCCCGTATCGTTATCAATAGCGGTAAATGAGGATACAGGCAAAATCGTAGACATCAAAGTTTCAAGAATCAATGCCTACGGTTATCCCGCCAGAAATTCTTCCAAGGTCCCTGGCCTTACCAAAGTCCCAACCGACCTACACAACCAGGAAATGATAAATGTGCTTTCCGCCATTAAAATTGCCTCTAAAGGCACAAAATTCTTTCTTCATACGGATAAAGCCAACAACATAGTATCGACAGGACGAATCGCCCTTGGCAAAAATTTTGTTCATAAACCTGTGAAGGCCCCTAAGAAGGGCGAACAAAGAGCGGGTTTTTCCGCTATGTTCTGGCTGAATCATGTTTGTGCTAGGATAAGGGCCGACTTAGCAAGGATGGGAAGGTCCAGTTGGTGCTTTAGCCGATCGATGGATTCCCTACAATCGCACCTTGATATGTTCATGGAGTTCTTCAATAATAGACAGTATAGAATAGCCTCTTGATTGCGGTTGTGTTTGTTTTTATGAAGTCTTATTAATAAGACATTAGGTCTTTCCAATCATTTCGACGTTTTTCATCTGCCCATATAAATACACTCTGGTCGTATTCCTTAGGGCAGCCATGCGGTTTTGTTACGGCACCACGGAGGTCTTTTGTAGCAAAAGGAATCCACTGGTCAAGGATTTTGCCGCAGCGCTCGCAAGGGTCTGGGGTCAGATCAAGGTCATATTTTGCTGCCCATTTTTTGACTGGAACATTCGGATAAATCATAAATATAAAATCCTCTGATGGTTTATTCTACTGCTTATCGGAAAAATTAAGAATAAACTTTTTAAAAGTTCAACCTGGAAGAAAAAGTCCTTATAGAAAACCCCCGTTGTCTACCCCAGCTGATGATTTGCGATTTCCCTTCTCTTACCCTTACCGCCTGTAAGAATTAGTCGAAAGACAAATGCATAGACCGTGCCAATTTGACGCGGTTGCGTCTGGCTAAAGGTTAAAAATATCCTAGCCCATCTATCGGCAGAAGTGAAATAAAACTTAAGTTTGAAGTATAATGTACGGATATTATTAATCATTTATTGACCTGTAAAATTACTTTGAATTTTCTGACCCCAGTTGTCGATGAGTTCATTGTGGTCAGTGAGATAAACAACAACGGGGTAATTACAATGGAAAACTATAATGGATATCAGAATAGGGAGACATATGATGTGGTGCTGTGGTGTCAGAATGACGAGGGTCTCTATCATATGTTTAGGGACCAAGACGCCCAGACCATTAAAATTCAGTTTCAGGAGTGGGCGGATCAGTCAGTGACTGAACCCATGGAGCTCACCGAGGAGCTACGCTCGGTGCTCCGCGATATCGGCTCTCTCTGGCGGGTCAATTGGTACGAGGTCTCCGACGCGTTAACAGACGAAACAGAGGAGGAATCGGTATGAATAGGAAACAGATGAAAGAGCTAGGAAAAGCGATGAACGAATTGGAACGATACCGTGCACCCGCCGTCCGGTTTGTTGTGAAGCGCGGTAAGACCGTTGGACAACCGGAGCACCGCTGGGTCGTTTGGGATACCCGGTTCCAGGAATGGATGATAGCTGGGGAGAACTATAGGGTGATAAAAAACACGGCAGACGGTTGGAACGTGGAAGAGATAAAGAGACCTCAATTGGTTTTGGTGGTTTCCAATTCTTACGATTGGTATCAATTGACGGTCAGGAAATTAAGTCGTGTTTTACCTAGGCAGAATGATAGGAAAAATCAGGTGCATTTAAGTTTGGTCCGGTGATTCCCGAAAAGTCTTATATCAGGTCGGTGATGGCACCGGCCAAGAACAAGGAGACCTAAGATGTTTCAGCACAACGATATCATCAGTGGAGACCAAGAATTCCTTAAAGAATGGCTAGGACTAGAAAAAGGCGCGGCCAGCTGTTTCTCTGACGGCTTTCTGTTCATCGTGCAGCGTCAGAACGGTCACTGGGTGACCCTTAAGGCCTTCGACCTCAAAATTGAAACCGATATCCTAGGAGGGAAATAAGATGAGTATTCAGATTATTACCTGGTATGATACCGTCAGTCCCGAGTCAGCGGAGCAGGGTGAGTATGAGAGTACCGGAAACGACGAGCGGGTCTATCGGTTTGATCCGGTTGAATTGGCTGAGGCTGTCGCTGAGTTCCGGTCCATGGTTGAGCAAGGGGCTTGGGAAACGACTGATATCCGCGTGAATGAGGTCCTGTACTCTGCCGACCCGTCGCTGGACTATAGGACAGGACACGAGGACAGCGATTGTCTCGTGCTGCACATCGACGACCCTGAACTTCGCAAAAAGGCCCAGGCTCTCATAGACTCCTGGGACTAAGAGACAGCCCCCCTGAAGTCGTGTCTTAATAGACACGCCACGGCCCCGTTGGCAGACGCTGACGGGGTCTTTTAGTTTTAGACCTAGCTCAATCCACCGCCCCGCCAATTTAGCGCCGCGCCCTTTCGACCGGACCATCCCATCGCCGTCGGGAACTTCCCCTCCACCACCACCACACCACGCCTCACGTGTAAGCAGCGACAAGATGGTCGCCAAGTGGGGTCAACCGACGCGCTGAAGAGAATTTCCGGGCACACACTCGGGGATAATCGGGGGCAAAAGGTCAATAATATTAGGCTGTTAGAGGAATAGATACGAGGGGTAATAGTAGGTGCTAAGTTACGAATATCACTAGCATTAATTAGCAGTACCAAATGTCAGCCAAAAACCCGGCCCAAAAGTACTAAGCCCCCTGCTAGCAACTGCTAGAGGGGGCGTATAGGTGCTTGCTTCGGCCTCTCCCTCGGCCTCGTCTCTCTCTACCTCCCCTCTTCGGGGTAGCTATCGAGCTCCTCGGCCTCGGGGTACTACCTATTAACTAGGTACTAGCAACCAGCCCAGTACCAGATAACGACACTAGTTGTCTCGTTCTGGTAACATCCTGCTAGATAGTACAAGCCACTTCGTGTCAGGTGCCAATAACCTGCTAGATAGTACACAAAAGAAGGTACTTACCGGGCACTTGAAAAGTCCAGTACTCTAGATATAACAAGTTATCAGTCACAGGTCAACTACGTAGTTATAGACCAACCCATATATATTCACATAGGGTAGGGGAGTAATAAGAATGTAGCACGACCTGAAGGGTCTGTCAAGTAAAAAATTAATCAAGACACAAAAAACTTGACTTGCCCCTACCGATAGGCTAATATATACTCTGGTCTGGAGGTCTACGCGATGCTTAAACCATTCCAGAAGTCCCATAACACCGCCTTTAGGCTGTTCACCGTCCTGCTATACGGCTTGGAATCCAACCTACCCTACCTGGAATACCTAGGTCAAGAGGGAAGATACCGCCGATTACGGCTTCGACCAGCCCCTTGCTCTTACTCCATGCGTATGACGGTCCACCGCATGAAGCAGCACCTGGTCTGGCTGCAGGAAATCGGTCTAATAGACCAGCTGGAACTATCCCCAGGCCGGATAGACCTTAGCATAAAGCTACCCGACCCAGCTCCGTACACCGAGGAAGCAGAAGAATGAGCCGAGAATCCAGCAAAGGGGCCGCTAATACCCCTCAGTCCACCGAAATGAAGGATGCCGTAGAGCAAATAATCTACGTACCTACTACCCAGGAGAGAAAACTCAAGGCAAAATTCTGGTCAAAAGCCGGTGAGAACCCCCTCATGCCCATAGCAGGCTCCAATATCAGCCTAGCCAATATTAAACAACTGACCGGCAATAATCAATCCCTCGATGCAGCCTGGAAAAAGCCAGGATTCCAGAACTGGTTCATGAATGCCGATGACGGGCGAGCCAAAATGGAGTACCTATTTGACCTAGGGCTGGACGCCATCGAGGAATTGCTCATGAGCCCAGACCCCAAAACCTCCTCCGCCAAGGTAAACGCCCTAAAGCTTCTAGCTGAATTGACGGGCAGGTACATTAAGGGCAAGCAGGGTCAAATAGGCGGACTTGGCGAAGCTATCGCCCATGCCGACAAGGCTAGCCTGGAAGCCCTCTTCGAGTCAGCCGGATTAAAAGTAGCAGTTTCAGCCTCTAAAGGCCAAGAACAAATGATAACCATAGAACCAGAAGGAGACAAGTAATGTCTAAAGCCTATTATCCACAGGAATGCAAACTATCAAATGTGACAGTTATAGGTGCAAGCCAAACTAACACCCCAATTTCTCTAACATTTTCAGTCTCCAAAGCTGGTTCCTTGAACATCCTGGTAGCCATCCAGTGCTCTGCGGTTACAGCAGGTGCAGGGATTACTGCCAAGCTACAATCTAGCGTAACAGGCGCTGATTGGCTAGATGGAAATAGCGTATCAGTAACAGGTAATGGCTGGTTCTACATCCGCATGAACATCGAGGTCAGCGCCGACCAAGCTAAATTACCATTAGCCGACCTAGGTAGAGTAGTACTTACTACAGGTGCAGGCTCAGCAGCTACCATTGACGCAGTCTACGTGGTTCAAGCCCATTGACTCTAGATGAAAAAAACCTAGTACGGATACGTAGTATCTTGGTCGAAGACCTCGTAGTGTCCCACTTCTTAACTTAGGCTGTGCAATGACCACACTGTCCCCAGAAATGCTAGCCAAAGCTGCCGAGCGTTATAGACGTCTTGCTTTGCAGGACGCCTTTGACCCTCACAACCTAAGCACCAGACCCACGGCAGTACAGCAACAAGTATTCGAGGAGTTTGGCCAAAGAAGCCAACAGTGGATAGTAGCGTCCAACCAATCGGGTAAGACGCAAACCTGCTCCCGGCTTACAGCTTGGGTGCTTGCTGAGAACCATCCACATTGGTCCAGACCCAAAAGCTGGAACAAGGAACCTCTTCTTCTTCTCGTCTGCGGACGTACTGGAAAGCAGCTAGAGGAATCTCTCGTACCACGTATCTGTGCCTACCTACCTAGCGAAGATTACAAGGTAGTACGTATAGGCAATATCACCCAACGTATAGAACACGTCAACGGTAACCGTATAGTATTCCAATCACTAGAGAATCCACAGTTAGCCCGCGAGCGCGTCCAGTCCTACGTAGCCAATTTCGTCTGGGTAGACGAGATGCCATCGACAGTTCAGATTATAAACGAACTACTGATGCGTGTTCAATCAAAACAAGGCTACTTCATAGCTAGTTTTACCCCACTCGTCCACAATGCTGAAATACGCAAAATGGTAGACGAGGTTGCAGAGAATATAGGAAAGAAATATCGCTTCCGGATGTTCGATAACCCCATCTATTCTGACCCAGAACGCCAGGCCCAACTATTAGCTTCTTACGCTCACCTTACCGATATAGAGCGTAACTGTCGTCTCAATGGCGATTGGATGGAAGCAGAGAGTGCGGTATGGCATATTGACCGTGACTTCATGACTGAGACCCCACCAAATTACCACCCAAGCTGGCGTCACGTAGAAGCTTCAGACCCAGCAGTCAGTAGTAAGTTTGGTATCAGTATCTGGGCTGAATGTCCAGAGAACGGTATCTGGTATTGTATCAGGGACGACTACATTGAAGGTATAGCTGCCCCAGACGACATTGTAGCCGAAGTGAAACGTAGGACAGCTAACATTAACATCATGCGCCGTATCTGTGACCCGCATGAGAGCTGGTACCTAGGCCAAGCGTCCAAGGCAAAATTAAGCTACATCTGTCCTAAAAAGGATGGACGTAAAGACGAGATGATAAAGAACTTGCAAACAGCCCTGAGCTCAGGCAAAATCAAGATTGCCCCTTGGTGCACCAGATTGGTAGATGAATTAGAACGAGCGCAGTGGTCCGTAACTGACACTAACAAGGCTAGAATAGTAGGCGGTAGTAAGCTACACTTGGCAGATACCGCACAATACTTCGTAGACCTTATACCCCAAGCTAGTAAGGACTACCAAGCAAAACCCTGGCATGCTGAACTTCGCCAAGCTAATGAGGAAAGAAAAGCTACGGTACTAGAACAGCGTATGCTAAAAGTAGGAAAGAAGAAAAGATGGATAATACGTTAAGTCTTTGGTTAAGCTTAAGCATAATTCTACCTGTACTAATCACCATGCTTAGCGTACTGGTATACATGCAGTTAAAGTTACGACGTGAACTGAAACTAGCTAAACAGAAGATGCGAGAAGGTACCTTAAAACGTAATCATAAGAGACTATACCTTATAGACACGGAGCGTAAATAATGGCTAAGATTATGCGATGGACACCTGAGCAGGCTAAGAAGGAACTAGCTAAAAGGCTTAAGTTCGCCAAAGAGCAGAGGATACGTCTAGAGTCTGAATGGGACAGTAACGAGTCTACCGTCATGAATGCAGCTGGAGAAACGTCCCGCGTAAACATGGGAGTTGACTGGAATAGCGGCTCCTTGATAGAGGATATCGACCAATCAGATAGCGACATCGGAGTTAACTATGCTTTTAAAAATTTCCGTTTCATCCATAGCCAACTGTGCGCAAACCCTCCTACTGTTATACCACGTCCAACTAGTAGCGACTTATCAGACCGTAGAAAAGCTGATGCGGCAGATAGGCTAGTCCGCTACGCCATGCGTACCTATGGCCTTCCTGACGTATTCGCTCAGGCTAGCTACTACGCCTTGGAGTTCGGTACTGGCTTCATTAAGACTACTTGGGATACTGAAGCAGGTGAACCATTAGACTTCGATGAAGAAACTGGCGAGCTCACAATGGAGGGCGATATCCAGTTTAAATCCCTAAGCCCCCGTAGTGTCTTCCTTGACCCAGACGCGACGAGATGGTCAGAAGTTAAATACGTAATCGAACTAATGTATATGCCTTATGAGGAAGCTATCTATCGTTTCCCAGAGAAAGCCGAGGAGCTTAAAAAGTATAGAAGAGAGCAGGCTGGTTACTCAGCGGAGGCTCCAATCTCCTACGATAGCGCATTTAAAACTAGCCCTTACGACGTGGTCGAGATATACGAATACTACGAGAAGGGATTACCATACAACGGTATGATAGGCAGGCACTGCTACTTTCTGGTAGACGGCACTCCATTGACTGACATGGCACCTAACCCTTTCCGTTTCACTAGCCCTAAAGACAGAGGACTTGGTCTTCCAGAGCAGGCGTTAAATGAGGAAGCCAAGGATTTACCGGCTACTGCCTATCTTCCTTACCACATCTTAACTGACATTGATGTAGGTGGTTCTGTCTGGGGTCGTTCGTTTATAGCTTACGAGGCTCCGCTACAATCAACCTATAATAGGGTGCTTAGCTCCTTGCTTGATTGCGTGCAAGCCCATGGCGTCACCAGGGTATTGCTACCAGAGGGCGCTGAGATTGCTGACAAGTCCATCACCAATAGTCCGTGGGATATAGTTAGGTTCACTGGAAACCAGGAACCTAAATTCATGGAACCTATGCCATTTCCTCCAGCTGCAGCTGACCTACTCCAACTCGTTAAGCAGGGTGGAGATGATATGGCCGCTGTCAACGAGTCAATGTTCGGACAACAATCCAGGGAACAATCTGGCTTTAGCATGCAATACGCTACCAATCAAGGCAACATGATACGCCGCCGACTCTTCGATAAGTACGTCACCTTGGTCGAGAACGTTTACAAGGCATACCTTAACCTCGTCAGAAAGCATTGGTCTGAACCTAGAACCATATTAGTATTGGGTAAAGAGAAGGCTTTTGAATCTATCGACATTCAAGGCGCTGACATTGATGGTGGATTCGACCTGGTTGTGGAATATGGTGCCAGCTTGTCGCTTGACCCTACTAGCCGTAGGCAGGAATTGCTACAGTTGTTCCCAATTTTCCAACAAGCTGAGACTGACCCAGCTGCTAAGAAGCTCTTGAGTATGCTGAGGCTAAATGAGCTAGAAGGTATGTATGACCGTATCCAGCTAGCAGCCGATAGACAGAGGGAGATATTCGAGGAAATGATAGCTACTGACATGTACATAGCTCCAGCTGAAGCCGAGGACGACGTCAACATGCTAGCTTGGGCATCAGATTACCGCATGAGTGCAGAGTTCAAATACCTTAAGCCTGAACATCAATTGCTTATACTCCGTCACATTAAGGAAAGAGCTATGAAGGTAGCCCAGACTGCAGGCGGCATGCCGGGTCCTGGGGGCCCAGGTGGAGGCGGAGCAGCAGCAGGTCAATTACCAGTAGTACCAGGCGGAGCACCTATGGATATCGCGGCAAGTCCCGCAGCAATGCTTCAGAAGTGATACTGATTCACTAGCATCAATAATATTACTGTTGACTAGCTCCTTGACTTGCTGTTATTATTAGACTGTAATCACAAGGAGAATTACATAGATGAAACTACGTATACAGCGATTGCACCCAGATGCTAAGCTGCCTCTGCGAGCTACCCCAGGCGCTGCCGGTTATGACCTAACAGCGGTCAGCGTAAAGCACGACCCAGAATTACACACTTGGACCTACGACACAGGCTTAGCCTTTGAACTTCCTATGGGCTACGAGGGCCAACTGCGTCCTAGGTCTAGCATTTACAAGACTGGCGCAGTGTTGGCCAATTCTGTAGGTACGCTGGACAGTGACTACCGAGGACCAGTCAAACTGGTATTTCTATCTCACCACCAACCATACCAGGTTGGCGAACGTATAGCTCAGCTCATCATTGCTAAAGTAGAGACAGCCAATTTCGAGGTAGTGGACGACCTGTCTGCAACCGAGAGAAATCAGGGTGGATTTGGTTCTACTGGCAATGGGAGCTTAGGATATGGCAAACTATAACGACAAGTCTGAAAAGCCCAACTATAGTTCCGCTATGGAGATGGGCAAAGGTAAATATGGTGTTTACGTCACCTTTACCAAAGAGGAATTGGAGAAGATTCAAGCTCATTGCAACGGCATGCGGGTCAATCTGTCAAAGTGGATAAGCAACATGGTACGCGATGAGCTAATGTTAACCGACATCATGGATAAATCAAAGGACGTCTAATGAGCTGGCAGAATCCGTCGCAAGAATTCGTTTACCTACGTACCTACGCTAGATACCTTACTGAAGAGCAGAGAAGAGAGACTTGGCCTGAGACCGTAGACAGAGTAGTCTCCTTCCTTAAATTGCAGAGAGCTAATGTTCCAGCCAAGGTCTGGATTAAACTTACGAAGTATATGTTAAATCTGGACGTACTTCCTAGCATGCGACTTGTCTGGGCAGCTGGCCCAGCGGCAGCTAGGTGTAACGTACCCATCTACAATTGTTCCTTCGTAGAGATGAAGGACATTCAATCCTTCAGCGAGATGTTATATGTACTTATGTGCGGCACTGGTGTTGGCTTTAGTGTGCAGGCTTGCCACGTGGAGCAGCTACCGGAAGTTCCTAAATTCCCGCTACAGCAGGAATATATCGAGCACAAGGTCGAAGACAGTAAAGAAGGATGGGCCGATTCCCTGAAATTACTGTTAGAGCAGTTATTTTTGGGCAAGAGCGTAAACTTTGATTATTCCGCTATCCGGCCTAAAGGAGCGCGGCTGGCTACCATGGGCGGTAGAGCCTCTGGCCCAGAGCCACTCGTAGTCTTGCATCAATTCGTGAAGGATACCCTGCACGCTGCCCAAGGCCGTAAACTTAAGCCTATAGAAGTCCACGACATTTGCAATAAGATAGCCGAGATAGTGGTAGTTGGTGGCGTTAGGCGTAGCAGTCAAATTAGCCTCTCTGACCTTAATGATGAGGACATGCGCCACGCTAAGGACTGGCCCTGCCCTATCCACAGGTTCATGGCTAATAATAGCGCAGTATATCTGGAACGTCCAGACGCGGTACAGTTCATGAAGGAGTGGCACGCTCTGGCAGCTTCTGGCTCAGGTGAGCGTGGTATATTTAACTTGGGTTCCGTCCGAACTAATTCGCCTAAACGTAGAAACAAGGAGCTTATCTCAGGCACTAATCCCTGCGTACCCGGCGATACCGAGATATTGACACGTCAAGGTTACCAGCGTATTGACCAATTACTCGGTCAAGAGGTAGAAGTCTGGAACGGTTTTGAATGGTCCAAAGTAGAACCAAAGATTACTGGAGAGAATCAAGCTATAGTAAAGGTCACCCTATCCAATGGACGCTCTTTACGCTGTACACCCGCACACAAGTGGGTAATAGCTGAAGGATACAACGGTAAAACTAAACGACTTAGAGCAGATGAATTAGCTGTAGGTATGAAGCTAATAAAGCATGAATATCCTGTTATAAAAGAAGGACGTAGGTTCGAGCAGGCTTATACTCAAGGCTTTATCTCAGCAGATGGCATGGATGATTACGACTTCTTATACTTGTATGAAACTAAGTTCGTCTGTGAATCTAGATTAGTAGGTCAAGCGGTAGGTAGTGGATACACTAGCCTTAATGGAACTGAGCGTAAAACTTTTAAGCTTGACTTTCAGCCTATGTCTAAAGACTATGTACCATTCGACTGTGACCTTCAATCTAGGCTAGATTGGCTAGCAGGGTTATTAGATGGAGATGGTACAGAATTAAAAGAGGGCGGAGTTCAAGTTAGCTCAGTTAATAGGTCATTCCTTCTCGAAGTACAAAAGTTACTTACCACCTGTGGCGTAGCATCGAAAGTAACGCTAGGTAATCCAGCTGGGCATCGAATAATGCCAGATGGCAGAGGCGGAGTTAAAGCCTACCTCTGCCAAGAGGGATATAGATTACTTATAGGCGCAACACAGATGCAAGAGCTAAAAGAACTGGGTCTTAAGTGTGAGCGTTTGAAGCTGGAAGCAAGTCCTAACCGTGATGCTTCTAGATTTGTAACTATTGCTAGTATTGAAGAGGATGGAGTCGAGGAACTAGTATATTGCTTCACTGAGCCACTCCGCAACCTAGGCTGTTTCGATGGTATAATAACAGGGCAGTGCGGCGAGATTGCCCTGCGTGACAAGCAGTTCTGTAACCTATCTACTGTCATCGTCAGACCTGAGGACACCCTTACTAGCCTACTCGATAAGGTAGAGACTGCTGCTTGGATAGGCACAATCCAGGCTTCATTTACCAACTTCCCTTACCTCCGTAAAGAGTGGAGTGAGAACTGTAAGGAGGAGGCCCTCCTTGGGGTCAGCCTATCGGGCCAGATGGACAATGTTCCCTTGCTCACCAAACAGACCTTAGCTGAGCTGAAACGTAAATGCGTCGAGGTAAATAAGCACGCGGCTGAGGTATTAGGTATTAAGCAGGCTGCTGCGATAACCTGCGGTAAGCCTGAGGGTACTACTAGCCAACTTACCTTCAGCGGCTCTGGCTGTCACCCTTGGTACTCAAAATACTTTATCCGTAGGTACCGTATATCTGCTAGCGACCCTCTCTGTCACCTATTAAAGGAGTCTGGTGCTCCCCTTGTCCCGGAGGTAGGCCAGACCTGGGAGACAGCCAATACCCTTGTGGTAGAGTTTCCGTGCAAGGCCCCCGAAGGGGCCATCTTGCGTGAACAGGTATCAGCTCTGGACCAGTTAAAGTGGTATAAGCGGGTACAGACCAACTGGTGCGAACATAATCAGTCCATCACCGTCTACGTCAAGCCTGACGAGTGGTTCGACGTAGGTAACTGGGTATATAAGAACTGGGACATAGCGTGCGGTCTATCCTTCCTGCCCTACGATGGCGGTAACTACCAGCTAGCTCCCTATGAGGAAATCTCGCAGGAGGAGTACCAAGACCGGTTAGCCAGGTTCCCGACTATCGACTACTCCCAGTTATGGAAGTACGAGCAGGAAGACCAGACTGAAGGAGCTAAAACTTACGCTTGCGTTGGCGATAAGTGTGAGCTAAGCTGAGTACCAGTATGTTGTCAATCCGTCCACTTATTGGCACATTATGACAATTATTTAACATTCTAGTAGCGTATGTGGTAAGATAATTGCAATAAATGCAGTTAGGTTTCTGCGGAGGGATTGCTGGTGTACGCACGTCTCGTTAGCTATACGCAATGGAGTCCGGAATACTTGGCTCTATCAGGTATCCCAGACGGCCTGGTGAGCCCGGAGGGACCTGTCGCCTACACGGCGCGGGTCTCCTCCCCTAACCCTCTGAATGAATCCTACGAGCGGTTGCTAAGCTACTGCATTCGCAAAGGACACTGGTCCGTCTTTGAGATGGTTGATGCTACCGTGGAACTGGAGACCAGTAGGGCAATTGCGGCTCAGATATTGCGACACCGGTCCTTTACCTTCCAAGAATTTAGCCAAAGATATTCAGCAGTTGAGCCTAATTACGAAGCTTCTACATGCCGTATGCAAGACAGTAAGAATAGACAGTCCAGTTTACCTTGCGATGACGAGGAATTACGCATGTGGTGGGAATACACGCAGAACGCGCAAGCAGAACGCGCATTCGCCAACTATGAGCTAGCCATACAGTTAGGGATAGCCAAGGAGGTAGCCAGGATGCTCCTCCCTATGTCCGTTACCACGAAGCTATACATGAAGGGTAGCCTAAGAAGCTGGCTCCATTACCTGAACACCAGGCTCGACCCTAGTACCCAACTGGAGCACAGGGAGCTGGCCCAGGCCATATTGACGCAGTTAGCCCCGGTCTACCCAGTAATCTTCCAGGCAGCCCAGGACGTGTACCCCAACCTGACCCGAATCTGACCCGAAAATCCCTTTCGGGTCCTGCTAATCGGGTCAAATATTGACCGGTTTAATATTGTCTAGCATACTGTACATATTGGTCTGTTACGTTCACTACAATAAACTTTTACGTTCCGTAGAAAAAAAAGACTTGACAACTAGCGTAAGCTATGAGATTGTGTATATTGCACATCCCTCCTTAGGCACTGGCGCGGGGCCGGTAGCCATTTTAGGGCCTGCTTTTGGAGTCTACCATGTCTAACGCAAATGAAGTACTGACCGCCCTTTCCAACGGAACTGCCGACCAAATCAGTGATTGGTCAACCGGAGATGCCCCTGGCCTGAATATCAGTGCTGACAGCGGAAGCTCAGACTCCCCACTTAATACTTATGAATCCTACCTTCAATCTTTGGAGAAGCCAGAGGACGAAGCCGTAGAAGGAACCCAGCCACCCCAACCAGAAGCAGCAGATTCGGTTGATTCACCGGCCAGTGAATCCCAAGACCTCCCGGCCACGGAGGAAATCTACGTAACGCTGGAAGACGGGCGCAGGGCGAAAATTACAGCTGACTACTCAGACCGAAACAAGATTAAGAAGGCTTATGAAATGGCTGCCGGGATGCGTAAGTTCGCCGCCGAAAGGGACAAGGAGCGAACCCGCGTCAAGGAGCTTGATAGCAAAATGCAGGAGCTGAAAGGTACCTGGGATAAGCTGGAAAATGCCTACCAAACCGGCGGCATCGAAGGACTTATCGACCTACTGGAAGGCCGAGCAGGAGCTAGTAAAGACTACATAGCCAAACGTCTTGAGCAGGAGCGGTTGCGGGAAGCAATGAGCCCTGCCGAGCGAGCCCAGCTGGACATGCAAGAACGACTCGAGATGGACCGTCGCCAGCGCGAAGCGCAGGAACGTATCCAACGACTAGAGCTTGACAAGATGCAGCAGAGACTCGCCGAGGCTGACGAGAAGGAAACACGGGCGTTAATAACCCCGGCCTTCGAGAAGTACCGTTTCACGGGCAAACTGGGAGACCCAGTAGCTGAACACCACTTCGACCAGGCTGTATGGATGCAGGCACTGTCGAATCTGGAACAGCTAGATGACGACCAGATTACCCCGCAAGTTATCGACAGGGAGTTCGCAAAGGTTAGCAGTGCGTTCGCCAGGGCAGCAAAGACCCAGGCGGCTAAGGCTACTAAGCAAGCAGTCGATACCAAGAAACAGGAAGCCAAGACTCAGGCAGCAGTATCAGCCATGAAGGGTATGAATACCGACAGTCGGGAAAAAGACCTGACGAAACGTCTATGGGCCGGTGATGGCGTAGGCGTATTAAAAGACCTATTAATGAAAAAGAAATAAGGAATAAGTAAATGGCATTTTCTCCTATTGGAAACCTAGACCTTGGTAAGTATTTACAGATAGTCTTCACTCGTGGAGCAATGGTTCAAGTTAGCAAATCACAGCGTGAATGGGACATGGTAAGTCGCATGCGTGATGGCAACCCTAACGGTCGCGAGCGTCGCTTCCTTTTCATCAACAGCCTCGGTTACGCAGCTGCTCAGACTTCTAACCCAGCTTTTACTGGCGCTTTCCCAGCAGCACAGAAGGCTAGCATCGCTGAATACACAGCCCTCTACAAGCAAATCGACGTAACTGTTGAGCTTGAGTATAACCTCTGGAAGTCGGCTCAATTGACTCCTGAGAAGTACGCGGAGCCTCTCGCAAAAGAGATTGAACTCAAAGCTATCGTTGCTCGTCGTTTGATGGGTACCCACCTCTTCGGTGACGGAACTGGCGTATACGGTACAGCTGCTTCTGCTTCTGATACTACAGGTGCTGGCGGCTCAGTAACTGTAACCCTTAACCCAGCTGCACGCGGCCACGTTCGTTGGTTTCAGTACGGTGACCTTTTCCTCTGCGCTAACGCAGATGGTAGCTTGGACAGCCCAACTGTCGTAGGTACCTTCTACGCATGGAGAGTTAAAAACATCTTGCCTAAAACTAACCAAGTAGTACTCGAAGCCATCAACAGCGCCGGTTCTGTACTTAGCCTTACCGCCTCTAGCATTGACGCAACTGACGTATTCTACCGCGTTGGTCAGCAAACTCTTCCAGACCTTTCTTCTGTAGGCGACTACGGTTCTGCTACAGACGTTATGCCAGGACTAGCCTCGCTCATCTCTAACGATGGCCGACTTGTTCACGGCATCACAATGTCTGGTGCAGCTGCTGGTACTGTCCTTAACTGGGGCGGCTCAGCTATCGACATCGACGCCTTCCAAGAGGGCTTGGATGAAGTTGACATGAGAACTGGTAAGGGCGAATTCAGCTACAAGTTAGCTGTTATGGCTCCTGAAACACGTGCTGCTCTCATCGCTTCTCGCGAAGATGACCGTCGCTTTAACGTAGTAACGGACGGCCTCCGAGGTGGTAAGGGCTTTGGTTACATGCACGATGAAGATACAGTAATCTACACTCCATCTGAATTCTGCCCTAAGCAGGAAATCTACGTCCTTCCAGAAGGCAAGCAAGATGGTAACAAGATTATCTCTTACTTCGGAACAGACTACGAAGCAGTTAGCGTTTCTGGCGGAAACAGCATGATGCTGAAGCCTTCCTCCAGCGGTGGATTTGAAAAGAATATCGTTAGCTACATGCAAGCTCGCGGTACTATGGTCTGTCACCGTCCAGCAGCTGTATTGCGCGTAACAAACTTTACTGCCTAATTGAAGCAAGAGTAAAGTTAGGATACTCTTCGGAGTATCTATTTTACAGCTTAATAATTAATACTCGGATAAAAGGGAGTCGGCCAACCCCGCAAGTTCTTTTAAGAACTAGGCCGAAACGTTTTTGGGGTACCGTACAACCCCTACCTCACTCTACCCATGAGGACGCGGGATGGCAACCAGATATACCACCAATCTACGTTTGCGCATTGAGGATAACCTCACCGCAGACGCCATATACAACCTTCAACGTATAGACGAACTGGGAGCTGTATTCAAGCTCTCGACCAGTAGCACAGTCGAACTATCCTCAGCTGAAGACGTGCTCATCCAACCAAATAATCCAGCAGCAGGTGGCTCGGGCGTAGGCGGACTCGTTCGCGTAGGTTCATCGGGTCAACCAGCCGATGACATTAATCTATTCGCTAGTCGTGTCAACTTCTCCGCTCAGACTGTAGACTTCGGCAACGCAAATCTATTAGGCAACTTCACTATACCATGGGACAGGATTGACGCTAGCGGTGGCGGAAGTGTAGCTAACTTTCCAGACTTTGAATCAGCCGTACTAGCCATACCAGCAGTATCAGCTAATACCTCTCACCCAAGCATTATCGGTAACCCACACCAGACTACCGCAGCTGACGTCGGAGCTTACAGCACGAGTCAAATTGACGCACTACTTGCAGCCAAAGCTAACCTTAGCCTATTAACGACCCACACTAGCGCAAGTACTGGAGTCCACGGTATTACTGGTGCGGTTGTAGGTACAACTGATGCTCAGACTCTTAGCAATAAGTACCTAGACGCTGACAGCAACCAAATAGTCAACCTCAAGAATGCCAGCATAGCTGAGGGTGCTAACATCCACGGTTCTAAGATTAGACCGCTGTTCGGGAATCAACAGGTCCAGACCTCAGCAGGTCTACGCCTAGATGGCGCATCCCAATACGTGGTTCTTCTACCGTCTGCTGCCGTCCAAGCTACACCCCTAAGCTTTCGCCTTCCTAGCTCTTATGGCTCGGCAGGCCAGGTGCTTGCCACAGATGGCAACGGCAACCTTAGCTGGCAGAATACCGCCGGAGCTGCCATCAGCGAGGAAGTCTACCTCTGGCTTGATACCGATGGGGTACAGAAGACCGTCATCCATAACTTTAACAGTCAATCCCTCGACATTACCATTAGAGATACTACTGACAATGAATTAATCTACGTACCAGACATTAATTTCCTTGACAATAGTACCCTAGTTCTGATAAGCTCTGAACCACCAAGCAATGCGTGGCAAGTAATAATACAAGGAGTAGCTAAATGAAAATTTTCGGTAGTATCAGTAGGTTGGTGAGTATCATCTTCCGCAAAGACGGTCAAGATGTTACTTTCCGCCCAAATCAGTCAACCACTTACACAGCAGCCCGTGACATCCAGTTGCCAGTTGGCGACGCTGACCATGAATTGGTTGGCAAGGCCGCTAGTCAGACGCTCACTAACAAGTCAATGTCTGGCGATGACAACACATTCTCAAACATTGGGATTAGCTCCCTTAAGACTGCTCTGTCTGACGCAGACAAGTTGCTACTTCGTGACGTATCCGGCGCAGTAGTATCTGCTAAGTTGGAAGACAAGCACGTTGCCGCTGGTGCAGCCATTGCCCTCAGCAAATTGGCAGCCCTCACAGCTAGCAAGGTACTTGTATCTGATGGCTCAGGCGTCATCAGCGCATCTAGCGTAACTAGCACTGAACTCGGCTACCTCTCTGGTGTAACCTCTGGTATCCAAAGCCAATTGGACGCACTCTCTGCTTCTAGCTCTGGCGCTCTTTCAGACGCTATCGACGACATCCAAGCTGATATTGCGGCCCTCACCACTGACGACATCGAAGAGGGTTCTTCAAACCTGTACTTCACCGACGCTCGCGCTCAGGCAGCAGCTGTCGTTGACACTGGCTACGCTGGAACCGAAACTAACAAGGCTCCTTCTGTCCGTGCAGTTGTTGCAGCTATCCAAGACGTAACTGACGCTATCGACAGCCTCCAATCTAGCCTGGAAGCTGCTGACGACGCTTTGGCCGCTGACATTGCTTCTGAGGCTTCTGCTCGTGCAGCTGCCGACAGTTCGCTTCAGACTGCCATCGACAATGAAGTGTCTGCTCGCCAATCTGCAGTTTCCAGCGAAGCTAGCACACGAGCCGCCGCTGACCTTTCTCTCCAAGCTGAAATTGACGCTGAAGAGATTGCACGTGCTGCAGCCGATGACGCTCTCGACGCTCGTTTGGACGTATTGGAAGGCGCAGACACAGTAGCTGGTTCAGTAGCCAAAGCGCTCAAAGATGCTAATGCTTATACTGATACTGAAATCTCTGCTCTTGAATCCTCAGTCAATAGTTCAGTTTCTGCCCTTGAATCTGCAGACGATGCAATTGAAGCTCGCCTCGACATCCTCGAAGGTTCAGCTGCAACTGTTGGTAGTGTTGCTAAAGCCGAAGCTGACGCTAAAGCTTACGCTGACCAAAAGATTGCTGACCTTATCGACGGCGCTCCTGCCCTCCTCGATACACTTAATGAATTGGCTGCTGCTATTGGCGACGACGAGAACTTCGTCACCACTATCACTACCAGCATCAGCAATGAAGCCTCGGCTAGAGCTAGTGCGGATACCACGCTCCAGAACAACATCAACGCCCTCGAGACTGCTCTCGAAGCCGCTGACTCTGACCTCCAGGACGCTATCGACGCTGAACAAGCTCGTGCCGAAGCTGCCGAAGCTACTCTCCAGTCGAACATCGACCTCAAGCTAAATAAGCCTAGCTCAGGTGACGCAGCGGATAAATACCTCCGTAGCAATGGCGACGGTAGCACCTACTGGGACGTAGGCTACATTCTTCCAGTCTACAAAACTAACTGGGTTGCAGCCGCTGGTACAAGCAAGACTGTCTCCCACAACCTCGGTTCAACGGACGTGGTCGTCAGTCTGGTGGACCTGAGCGATAACCAGGTTATCGGCGTAGATAGCATCGTCGTAACGGACAGCAACACAGTAACACTCTCCTCCTCGGAGGCTCCTTCGGCTTCCGGCTGGAGAGTTATCGTTCAGAAAATCTAACTTTGGCTAATAGGAGCTGGACGTTAGATTAAGTTACCTTCGGTAACCAATCTAATGTCGGCCCCTTCGCCTTATAACGAGGGCCAGGGTTGGCCCCCGCTTCCCAAGTATAGGATGTACTTGGCTGACGACATTTAGACGGGTCAGATGATATTAAAAAAATATCGTGGTGACACTTTAGATGTCAACTTGTAACTTTACTTTTCAGGTAGGAAGAGCTAAAGTTATTCACGCATCCTACCGAAGAGTCCTTCAGACTCTAAGTTACGTGATGGGTATCACTTAACCGGTCGGATGAGCATAACATCGGGGCGACACCCCGCCAATAAGGAGAAGCTAAAGTATGAAGATTTTTGGTAGTATCAGTGAATTGGTTGACTTAGCCTTTAGACTCGCTGGCGGGAAGCAAGTGAAGCTTCGCTCCGCTACCCAGACCACCGCAGGTAGCACAGTAACAGTAAACGTCCCGGACGTAGCAGCTACCGGTGACACGCAGAACATGATATTGACGAATGCTACTCAGACCTTAACTAATAAGACGCTGACTAGCCCAGTAGTTAGCGGTGGTACCATCAACAACTCCATCATCGGCGGGTCTACCCCAGCAGCTGGTACCTTCACTGACATCGTAGGTTCTACGCTCGATATCAATACTTCCGCCGAGTTACAGACACTTACTATTCCTAGCTTATCAACAGCTGGTGTATTGCACAATAACTCCTCAGGCGCAGTAAGTTCTTCCCTTGTCGTTAACGCCGACGTAGATGCTGCAGCAGCTATCGCATTTAGCAAATTGGCTACCCTCGCTTCCGGAAATATCCTCGTAGGCTCTAATACAGGCGTAGCTACCT